GATCCAGGCGTGTAGGTGAGTGTGTCTGGCCCTGCGGTCAGGACGGTGCGAGTCAGGGTAGCTGCGAAGCTTCCGTCTGTCGCATTGGTTTGAGTAATAACAGCCATTTATTTCCTATTTAGTTTATGATTCGTACCTGTACAGGATGAGTACAGGGACAATAATCCAACCCGAAGTGTCAAACTCTGGGCGCTCTGAGTAGGGAGTGTTTTCAACAGATACACTCCCTGTTTTTGGCAAGAGTGGGAACAGGTTGATGACGTTGTTACTCAACTTCTCAACGTCCCCCATTCCTCTGCCGCTTGGGTACCAGCACCGCACTTCAAAGATTCCAATGTGCGTCTTGCGGTTACCTGAGAGATCGTTGTTGATCGTCCCATTAGGTAGCAAGAGAGGCTCTAGAAAACCACCAGATAGTGGCTTGGTAAACGATGCACCCTGCGGTGCAATTGGTATCTTTGGCACCTGGGCATCCGCCCAGGCTTTTAGCCGAGTCTCAAGCTCGGCCCTGATTACTGAGTTACTCATATTTTCACCACCTTGTACTTAGCGACAGTTGCCTGGAGACTGAGTGCCACCATCCTGTACGGAGGTGTACCCTTCCACCGTGGTGGGTTCCAGCCTTCTGACTCGGCCTGGACAGCGTAGCTGATGTTATTTACTAGCGTGATCTTTCCGTCTCTGTCATAGAATTCCAAGCCATTCATCAGGGCTTGTATTCGTGAGAGACTGCCAGATCCGTTTTGGCTTTTAGCCGACCCCTTTGAGCCAGAAGAACCACCAGCCATTGGATACCACTGGTTTGCCAGTAGACCTTCTGCCGTTGGGCCTGGGTTCGATGGGGATGGTGTTTTGTTGACGACTGAAGTAAATAGCTCCCATGCGATTTGGTAGCACTTCAGGTTTATTTCGACGAGGACTTTGTTAGAAGCCGCTCTAACTGACTTTTCAAAGAAGCCCATCGGCTATGTCCAATCTCAGATTATACAACTTACACCTCGTTCTGTCAATCCTTAGCACTAAAGCAGACGTTTAGCGCCGTAGGTACAGCTCGTAGTACAGAGGTTTTGTGCCGCTAGACGTAGGGTCTAGCACCTTGACTGTGGTTATCTTGTAGGTGGTATTGCCAAACACAAGCCTGTTATCTGCTGGGTCGATGCTCAGAGTATCGTTGGGCAGTAGTACCGGGAAGAGGTTCTCACTGGGGCGGAGGTAGCACAACTGATCACCGTGCTGGATCATCGTGTTAGCCTTGAGGCCAAAACCGTTTGACTGGAGTGTGAGATCCATGACGATTCCGTACACAGGTATGTCAGTAGTGGTTGCTCCCACCATGCCTGTCGCTGTATCATACTCGCCAGCCGCAAGTTGTACCTTCAACACCCCTGGCGAACCGAACTCTGAAAGTAAGGCGCTGACTGTGTTTACGAAGTCTGAAAAGTCTTGCATAGTTACCTCGCGACCGTCTGGTACGTGGTGTTCCATTCGGATGTAAACGTGACTAACGGATGCTCTTTAATCTCGCCAGCGTAGGGAATTGGAGATACACCCATCGTGTGCGGGTTGAGGACGGTCATCTTGAGGAACTGAACATAGTTTGAGAAATGCTCATTCGACCAAACCTCGATATTAGCCAACTTTCGGTGAGTCTTTGCAGTAAGCATTCCTAGCACATACTGGGCACACATTGCGGCTGCTCGTGGCAGGCTGTTGTTGCAATCCTCTAGTGCAGATTCCAGTACAGAATCAGGCAGCAGTGGTAGATCGCCCCAATCGCCAATGCGAAGTCGGATTTTGCCAATTGGCGTTTGTGGGTCAATAATCATTTTTCTTCCTTGTAGGTTGGTCGGTGTGAGCTAGTCACAGCGGCCGTTCTTCCAACACCACAGGGGTGTCTAGAATAATCAACGCACGACCAGCCGCTAGCAGCCCAGCACTCTCAAGCATCTGGACGCCATACCGGGTGTCAGTCCGTGACAGGTCAATGAAAGAGGCCGAAGCCGTATCAGTCATACTGACCCGTAACATAGCGGCCTGCTGCCGCTGAGTCATTGTTGCTGCAGGGTTATCCAGGCAGGCAATCTCCAGCATAACTTTCTCTGGCAGTGTGAAGCGATTGCGAAATGCTGTCTTCGTGATTCGCCAAGCACCTACTAGTGGTGCAACAGGAATAACCGCCTGCTCGGGGGAATTACCCGCCTGAACCCATTCTGCATACTCTAAATACCTCACACCGTCATACGGAGGTGTGAGAATAGAGCCGTCTGGGAAACGAATGGCCCCAGTGCCAGGGTCAATTTGGTAGCTGATCATCGCGTATCCTAGTAGTCGGTTTCAAGGTAGACATTCAGGATGTCAATTCCTACCGCCAAGGCGGTTGCATTATTACAGCGCCAAGCCCGAGGGGCCAGTAGGATGTTCTTGTCGGGAGTCTGCGTACCGGGGGTGGCTGGTGTGATTGTCCCATTGGCGACGAACGCCGTGCCAATGCGCTCCAACGAATAACCGATGACACCATTGGAGTTAGGCGGTGCAAACAGTGTAAGGTCGTACGCGATGCCGTTAGCGGCTCCAGCAGCAGCCATAGGAGGGAAGTTCACGCCCAACGCGATGGCAGTTTGAGCTGCACTGCCGCCGTACGTCAGATACAGCTGTGTCGCGTCTGTCGAGAGCTGTGACACACCTACGGAATTCAGTAAGGTACTAGGCTCTACGTTGGTCGGGGTTGCTACCGACGAGGACATACCTACGAAGGTTCGTGCGCCCGTTACCGCCGCAGCGTCTGTAATACCAAATCGACACGAGTAGAAGAAACCGCCCAAGCCAGCGCCATCGCCTGTAGTCCATTGTGCTGCTTGTACGAAATGTCCTGCAAAGCCAGCCGCTGTGGCTACAGACACATAGCCCAACCTGCGGGTGCGAGTGAACAGGTTCGTGACCGCCACGGCACGGGCTGTGGCTGTCCCAATTGCTGTCGGGGCGGTAAAGCCGACAACACCGGGCACCGTGAGTGCGTTACCTGGAGGATTCCACCACGCAACCTTTTGACGCCAAAAGGATGGTTGCAATGTTGCATCCAGTCCTGATGGCCCAACGGATGCTGGGAGGACTCGTCCGCCCATCGGTTTTGCAAACAGTTTGACGTACCCTGCAGGAGGTGTCACCGGGGCAGCTCCCGCCTGCAGCATCAAGTCGCCGTTGTCGATTTCGACATTGGCTGCGCCATCCGTAGCACCAGCGTTGTTGTACTGGACTTCGCGAGTGGTACCAGCGGGTGCTGCGGCCGAGCCGCCAGCCAGGGTATCGCCAGTAGGCAGCTCCTGAAGCTGCCCGGCAATATTTACGAGTGGCTTGCGCGTTGCCATAGTTTAAGCCAGTGTGATAGGCTGCTGCGACTGGAAGTTGATACTTGTCGCGCTGGTGGCAAAGCCGATGTTTTGCACCACGTTACCAGCAGCTGAAGGTGCTGTTGAACCAGCTGTGCCAGCCGTTGTTTGCAGGAATACGTCACCAGCAACTTGAGCGGAAACTTGAGTATTAGTGCCCTCAAAATAGACAGTTGCCAGGGTAGCTGCGCCGAATGACGCGAGAACAAATCCCATCGCTTTCTTGCCTGCCGTAGTGGCGTCTGCTTTACGCACTTTCGGGCCAGTGGAATTCCACACGTTAACGAAGTCGCCTGCGGCGAGAGCTTCACTTGTCGTGATAGAGGCAGTGTCCGCGCCAAGGCCAACTGGCATAACGCTAGTGTCTAGACGGCCCGTTCCGTCTAGGGCTACAAGTTTTCCAGAGTCTGCAGCGCCAGTGCTGGTTGTCTTAGAGTTGACGATACTGGCGTCGAGGATACCAGCTGCGTTCAGTGCCGGGATCAGGTTGGCATCTGCAGCGCCTGCGCTGGTTGTGGTAGCGGCCTGCTCTGTCAGTGCGCCTGAGACGTTCTTAATGAACTTTGTGCTTGAAGGTGTTGCCATTTATTTCTTTCGTTAGGTTGTGAAGATAGGTTCGCGTGGGCTGATGAATACACTGGTAGGGCTTAAAGCCGTCCCAATAACTTGTTGAAAAACTCCTGGCACTTGCTCCTGGGTAAGTAACCCAGTGCGCCCTAAAAATACAGGCGTATTGGGCAACCAAGCCCATGACGGCTCCACCATCAACCCTGCTGGCAGTATTTTCAAAGGGCTTGCTGCTGCAGCTGCTCCTGTGGTGATACCAGCGAACTGCCAGAAATGCACTGGGTTACTGTTGTCCGCGTAAACGGCAAGACCCGAGGCTTGCAAAACCACCGCACGATTACCTCCGAGAGCCTCTCCGGCGATCACGTTAACTGTCGGTTCACGAGCGTCTAGTGCTGCAGAAATGGAAAGTACCTGCTGCTTTGCTAGTTCGATATCGATCAGCGCGGCTTGCAAGTCGTTGAGTGCAGCCACATTGGATGCAACAGGGGATGGTGGGTACAGCTGCACTACTTGAGACAGTGTGCAATCAGTGTCAGGTACGACGGCAATCAGGTTGAGCAGCACAAGGCCGCTTGCCTTAGCTATCTGTACGGTGTAATGTGCCCCAGGCTGACTAGGAGCCACACGGATACTGAATAATCCGGCAGCGTCAGCGATAGCTCTCACAGCGTAGGGTACGACGATTCGCTCACCTCTTGCGCTTGGGCTTGTCAAGACAAACCGGATAGTCGCAAATGCAGCAGGCAAGCCAGACGGCAAAACCAGTTTGCCGGAAACAACAACGCTGGCTACAGGCATAAGGTTCTAACTAGTTGTAGCATTTTGGCCTCTTATGTTTTGTGGGTCTACTGTATATATACCCTTACTGAATCCCACTAACACTAGGTGCCAATGGGATTGGGTAAGCTAACCAAGCCCTCGTTAGAGGGCTGTCGATTAGTTGGAGGTCGTGAATTCCACAACCATCTGTGGGCGCAGCAAAGCGTTCACGAAGTTGGACTCAGTCTCGATTTCGATCTTCGTACCCTTGGCATCCGCAGATTCAAACATGTACACTTCCTCGCCCAAGGTATTGACCAGACCGAAGCGGTTAGCTGGGGAGAAATACGTCTTGAAAGCGTCAGTACCTGTTGGCACCATGTAAGCCTTGTTGGCTGGGATCAAGCGCTGACCAGCGTACGAATCACGCATCTCAACGAAACGCGCACCACCGTGGCTGAACTCGCGGCGCAGCTGCATGTCACCACCCAAGCGATTGCGGCTTGGCTCTTGCGTGGACTGGTAGTACTGATACGCAGACTTCACGTTGGTGTGAGCGATCAGCTTGGCGAAGAACTCTGGGCTTGTCAGCACGACGGTGCCTGTCACAACGGAACCCATTGTGTTGTCCAGAATCTGAACCAGACCAGCTTCGATCTTTGGGATGATCTCAGTAGCTGGGGTGCCCAGTGTGAAGTCCACGCTCAAACGTGTCACGCCGAATTCGGTGTTCCAGTTTTGATCCACTGTACCGCTTGGGCTGTACACTGTAGCTGCCGTGATGGCCTGGGCACGAGCGAACTCCAAAGTCCAAGCGTGGTTCTGGCGAATGCGCTCCATCTTGCGAACGCGGACTGCTTCCAGGGTTTCCACACCGTCGCTGCCGTAGGCGCGTTTGCCTTGCAGGTCTTGTGGGCTGATGCTGTCATCATACGGGAAGTGCGGCACCGCAAAGGTGTGCAGCTTGCGGCCAGCGTCTTTGCCAACTTGAGCGCGATCACCACGCACACGGTCAACGATCAGAGCGCCGTCTTTGATGATTTCCTCGAAAACCACAACGTGTTCTGCAACCGATTCCGGTGTGAACAGGCCCAGCGACTGGATCATGCCCCACTGGTTTGGAACTTGCGTGATTTCTTGGGTGTAATCAACGACTTCAAAGCCGTTGTTAAATGAACGTGTAATAGCCATTTTGTAAATTCCTAATCTGTGTTAAATTAAACTGCCACTTCGACGAGGATGCCGAGAGCTTTGAGTGCAGTGGTAGCAGCGGCCAACGTAGTGCCCGTGCCGAGTTGGAGAGCGGCGTCAGCCACGATTACTGGGCCACGCGCCAGCACGACGGCTTTCGTGTCAGTGTTAGCAGCCAGCACGATGTCCGTAGACGAACCCAGGCCGTTGATAATCAAGATGCCAGCAGGGGTCTGCGAACCGTCAACAGCAGCCGACTTAGCCAACTTCCACTTACCAGTAGCAGTGACTTTACCCATCACAGCGCCAACGCGCAGAGTGTCAGCGGCGTCATTGATGACGATGGACTCGCGGCACAGAGCCAGTTGCGGCTCCAGTTCAAATTTAACGACAGCGGAAAAACGTGTCGAATCAGTAGCAAAAACTGCCATTTTAATTTCCTTAATTTAAAGAGAGGGTTTGGTACTTACTTAGTACCAGGATACTTTTGCTTCAGGATCTTCATTTCTGGAGACTCTGCGACAATCTTTGTAGTGTCTGCGGTAGCAGAAACGCCTACTTCTGTGAACAAGCCCTTAGATGCTTCCACATCAACAGAACCTGCCAAGGCCGAGACAACAGCGTCAAAAGCCGCATCGTCCAAACCCTGTGTAGCCAGCATCAAACCGTCAGCCTTTTCGGAGCCGATTGCTGACACTACTTTTTCTTTACGAGCCACAAACTTGGCAGCTTCTGCCTTAGCAGCCAACTCAGCTTTTTCGGCCGTCAGTGCATTGAGAGCAGCTTGTGCAGCTTCAAAGTTTGCAGTCATGGATGCCAGGGCGGACACAGCTTCTGCAAAGTCTGCAGTGAGCTTGGCGACAGCTGAGTCTTCAGTTCCCATTAATGAGACGTCTGGATTAGCTTCGTCAACCACCAGGGCTGGAGTTTCCACTTCCACCGGGGCGGTGGCTTCCACTGCCGGAGCAGCTGGTGTGCCAGTGACGGCTTTGATAATGCGGTTGAACAATTGGTTTTCCTTAATCATGTAGATCCTTGTTTCGCAGCCACGTAGGCCGCAAATTGTTTGTTGGTCATCACAGCGTTGACTAGGCCCAATTCAAGGGCTTCGGCTGCACTGAATACTTTGGCTTCCAGGCCCATGATGCTTTCGACATCGAGTCCTGTGTGTTCGCTAACGTGAGTTGCAAACTCAACATTGAGGCGATTAACATCTGCTTGAATTTCATCTAAGAACTCCTGTTTGAACGAGCCGTCAGCTGCGAACGGAACCTTGTTATCCCCAGAGGTAATAAACACTCGCTTCAGGCCAGCTTGTTCCATTGCCTTAGAAGTGTCCATCAAGGCCACTACGCAGCCGATAGAGCCGACTGTGGCGGATGGGTTAGCCACCACCTCGTCGCACACAGCAATGAGTGCGTAGGCGGCGCTACAGGCCAGCGTATCGGCATAACCGATCAGCTCGATCCCGTTTTCATCAGCGATAGCGCGAATATCGGCAGCAGCTTCAAAGCAGTGCCCTGCTTCGCCACCACCAGAGCTGACTTCCATCACGATGGTTTTAACGCCAGCGTCTGCCATCTCTTCGACCTGGGAGACGAGTGCTTGGTAGCTTGTACCAACCTCGCCGCATGCAGTCATCACTGGTTTGTATGTTAGACTTCCGTCTACCATTAACACGCCTAGGCGGTTGTTGTGGTAGCCGATTGGAGCTTGCTCGTACGTCTCTGTAGAGAGCTTGAATGCGCCTGTGTTTCGATTGACAAGGTAGTCGAGGACTACGTCAAACGATTCAGGCCGGATCAAGTGCGGTTTGTTGTAAAGGCTACCAAGTAGCCTCGTAAGTGCGTGTGCTTTCATTGCACTCCTTCTATTTCATGCAGAGTTGTCAGAGTTGTTATCTGAAGAGTTTTTAGACCCGGCATTACCGTCTTTGGCAGTGCCGTTCCCCGTAGTACCGATAGCCATGCCAGCTCCCGACTTGGATTCAACAGCAGCCATTGCGGCTGGCAGTTTCTCTTTATCGACTGGCGCGTCATCCGGCAGCAGCGGTACTTTAAGCACTTCGCGTACGCGGTTCATAACAGCACGATCAACTTCAATTGCGGACGTAGAGAAGATTCGTTGAATAGCTTTGGAGAAATCCTCCAGGCTAACCTCTTCGATGTCTGCGTATACAAACTTAGGCAAGTTGTCCAGTGACCAACCATTGACTTCGTACAGGGTACGCATCAAGTCGTGGTTGAGAACTTCAGCAATCTCGCGCAAGCGGTAGTCGATTGCGATTGCCAGGACAGAACTCTTGCTTTCAGCCAAACTGAATGAGCCTGTACCGTCTGCACCAAGCTTCAGAATGTCAACACTGAGTGCTGATAGAATGTCGCCCTGGAGCCGTCGAATAATTGACTCTGTGTCGTACTTGGCACCGCCCTTACTCTCCATGAGATCGTATGTGAACAGTGGAAGCTTTGACTCAGGGTCGTGCATGTTTGGCACCAACAAGCCGCGCTGGGTGCCAGCGTTGTAGTTGTCGATGATTGTCTGGAATGCTGCTACAGCAGCCTTGTCTTCTGGTGAAGCGTCTACGGCCAAGTAGCGTGGTGGGATCGCGATCTTCAGGATGCCCTGAATGTCTTTTGCGATGCCTAGAAGCTCTTGGTCTTGCAGCAACGAGAGTTGCTTAAACGCCAGGAAAATGTTCTTGTAAATTGAGCTGCCTTCTGGGTTGCCCTTACTGGCTGACGCCGAGAACAGGAGAAACTTGTTGCGGTCAATCTCAATCTTCCCATGAATGTTTTTCTTCTGGGCAAACTTATGAGCGTACTGCAGTGTGTTAATATCTTGTTCGATCCCTAGAAGCTCTGCACCGTCTTCGGTGAACAGCCAACCTGTGATCGTGTCCTGGCTACGTGGGGCAATCTTCTTGATGCCCACCAGTCCGTCGTTGTACTTGCTGCCGTTGCGACTAAGTCTGCGGCGCAATACTTTTTCGTGAACACTGAAACCGTACTCAAGGTATGGGATGACGCTTTCGATAAACGAAGACCAGCTCTGGCCTTCCATGTCGTGCATCATCGTCCTGACTACTTCCGCCCTAGCCTTCTCGGCTGGTGTAGCATTGACAGGATCTTGAACGTCCCACTTCACGCGAGACATCATCATGCGGTAGACATTCATTGCAGCGCCAACCGTTGGGTTGTTCCGCATTTCAGCTACAGTCGAGATGAAGGCAGGGTATCGAAACGCTGCCTGGGTTTCTTCAAGAATTTTCTTGTTGTGTGTGCGAAGCCCTGTGAAACCTTGTTCACCGAGCTTGATACGTGGGATTGATTGGCCTTCGTCAGGAGCTAAAATTGTTTCTGCGCCTTCGGCGCTTGCGTTAGGCATAGAGATTTAGTCTCCCTTGGTTAATTTTTGATTATACGGCAAGTGTGGTATTCTGTCAACACACTGGCCCAGAACTAGGATAAACGTGGTACAGGAGACGACTGCTCCAACGACGGTACTGCGAACGTTGGCAGTTGAATTTGCTTGGAAAGCGTATTGAATGCGTCGGACGTAGCGTCCACCTGATCGTCTTTTTGATTGCGCGATCCGGTGAAATACTCCAGCTCAGTCAGGTAGTCATCGTTCCAATCTCCACGCACAATCTTCACACTACCGCTTTCGGCGAGTGAACAGAATGGTAGAAAACGCTGAATCTTGCCAGAGTGACCAGACATGACCACAGACTTAGCAGCGATGTAATTCTCAGCCAGGATACGCACGTAGAAAGCGTTAGCCGTCTTACCACCAGCGCCTGAGTCTCGTGGGATGGTGACTTGACAGTCATTCTTTCCGTCGATCTCAGCGACCTCGACTAAACCCTTGACGACGCCGTCTGTGAGCTTACGAAACCGCTCCACATGCTCGATGTAGTAGGTTCCGAACCTGTCACGGCTCATTTTCACGCCAGCTGTCCAGTCTGGATCAGGGTTTGATTCTGATGGCACTGACGCAGCCAAGTCCCAAGACCTGACACACGCCATAGCATTGACTGGTGGGTACTCCACTATCTCGCACCAGTTACGGTCAAAATAGCTTGCACCCTCTGGCCGTGCTGTCCACGAGCCATGCAAGAATCGCAGCTGATTGACCCGTGGCTGTGCCAGCAAGTTGGTCAGGTAGCCTGGGTTGTTCTTTAAAAGGATTGGGTTGTCATAGACGGTCAGCGGAATGAACCTGAACGACATTGGCATGAACTGAGCGCCAAACTGTGCAATTAGCTCCTCTTTTGAGAAGGCCCAATGCAGCTTGCCGCCAATGTTTACGAACCAACGTACCTGAGTCTCTGTCCCAGGCTTTGGAATGCCTGTTTCTTTGTCCAGGCACCAGTCCACCCAATCCCGCAGGAAGCTGGATGCGTCTGGGTTACATGTCATTGTCAGGGACAGGTGTCCCTTGTACTTGACGGCTCGTAGTCGGGACATCAGGAAGAGAATCTCTTCCATCGTAAACTCTGCAGCCTCGTCTACCAGTACGTGTGACGCCTGGAGTCCTTGCCAGTCACCCAGCTTGTCTGGCAGTGCTGCAAATTGGATCGTAGCGCCGCTTGGGAACTTCCAAGTCAGTGCCTGGATACCAAACGTGCCATCGAAGTGGCTGTATATCTCTTTGGATTCGTCCACAAGGCCACCGGACAGCTTCAGCATGGGGTAGCTACGACGTACGATCAAAACACGCGCAGCGGGGTCGTGAATGTACGCCAGGGCTTTGGTCAGGCATGTGTGGGACTTCCCACCACCAGCTCCACCACCGCACAATAGCATGTCTGTACTGTTGTCCTGTAGAATCAGGCGTTGCTTTTCCGAGCAAGGGCCGAAAACCAATTGTTCACTCATTTACGACCCTCCCCCTGGTTGTGTTTGCTGATCGCCAGCGCAAAAAGCCCTCTAGCGTAAGAGCTAGAGAGCATGTTCAAAATAGTTGGTGCAGCGCCACGCTACCTATGCCTGCACCTTAGCTGCCCATACTGGCAACTCTCCCCACTACCGCGCCGTGCGCGGCTTATACTGTAAGTTCACCGTTTCGCTCATTGGCGAATGCCTTCAGCAGGTACGGTGATAACCTCTAGCCCGATACCTTATTTACGGTAGAGCGGGAAACACTGGCTGGCACGGCTGGGGTCAAACCAGCGCCTATGTCGATTAAGCCGACTGCTCTGTCAGTTGAGCTACATGCCAATTTCTGGTAGCGGGTGAAGGATTCGCACCTCCGATGATCCAAGCTTATGAGGCTGGACTGTTGGCT